AGCTGTTGTGCCATCTTGAGTTTGTAGAACCAAGCTAGTCACAGTTACGTTATGTGCAACAACAGTTGTACCACCATCAAGTATTTCATCAGTTTGAGCTGCAACAATTTGTGCACCAGAAGAAGATGTACCTACTTCATAACCAATATCACCTGTTCCAATAACAGGAGCAACATCACAAAATATCTTAATATCTGTAATAATTGTATTAGCTGGTTGCGTAAATTCACCTATAGTTGGAGAATCTCCAGCTGTAGTATTTACTGTCACACCAGTTGCAAAACCTACGTGTTTTACATATTTATCAGTAACGATACCTGTAGATGCAATAACAGCTACATCAGTTTCTGCACCAGTAGTGCTATTTGTTGATATTACTTTAAAACCATTTTCGGACCTGACCGGTCCGCTGAATGTTGAATTTGCCATAATTTCCTCCTTTGGAAATAGATTCTATCGTCTTGGCTTGTCTGCTAGGTCAGTCGATAGAACAAAATAATTATCCTAGTCTTTTTGATTGTATAACAGATGTACTTAAAAATGAAACAAAAAAAAGGGAGCCGAAGCTCCCTTTCCTTTTAAAGAACTTACGCCCCTTGAGATGCAAACACTGCTCTTGGATTCGAGAATCCAAATGAGTATCTTTCTCTTGCTTTGAATCTGACGTTGCCAGTATCAAAGTCACCTTCCATAGAAGTTGAAAGAGGAGATCTCTCGAAGTGTTTAAATCCATCAGGACAATCTGTTAATAAGAACCACGCATCATTATCTGTTAAGAAATGGTTAACTGAATAACCTTCTGGAACCATGCCCATATTCTTAATAGCATTGATGTCGTTGTCAGACGTATTAACTCTTCCCGGTGTTTGAAGCAATCTATCTGCCACAAATTGTAATTGTGGTGGAATGATTAGTTTCCTGCCTTGAAGGGCAAGAATCATGCTTTTATCATCGGTAAAAGTTGATACAGAGATCAACGCATCTTCTAATGAAGTCTCATTTAAGTCAGAGTAAGTGCTAGGTCTGTTGCTTAAAGTACCGCCACCAGCTAATGGGTGGGCTGTACTTACTAGAGCAACACCATCTCCACCAGTAAAACTGGATGAGAAAGCATTGTTCAAAACAGCTGCTGCTTTTACTTGCTTAGTGTGAGCCATAGATCTTGCTAACGCTTTGGTGTATCTAGCACCAAGTCTGTCATAAAGATTGTCTTCAATTGCTTCTTCAGTAAGAGCGAAAGCTAACGCAATAGTCTCGTGTGAATACCTAGAAGTAAAGCCTTCAGAAGCTGAATCAAATTCAACAGCATTTCCTTCACCTTTTACTTTAGCATTCCCGAAACCAACGATCAGTGTTTCTTCTTCAAAAGCTCTGTCCGAAGACTCAGTTTCAAAGATTTCAGCATGTTCGTTTTCGTAGCGGTCGTACTCCATTCCAAATAAGGCATTTAGACCTGGTTCTAGCTCTTTTGCTAGTTGTGATCGATTAATCGCCATTATTATACTCCTACTGCTTGAGCATAAAAATGCTCGTTAATTTTAACAATCATGTTGACGTATGTAGAAAGACTTCCAGTACCTAGAGCGTTATTCTCTGGGTCATTGGAGAATCCAATAATTCTACATTGAGCTGTACCTGTAGCCATAGTGCCACTGAGATCTACATTAGATCTACCAGTTGTTGTACTACCAGCAGTGTAAACAATGTCAGCATTTAAACCGACAACTGTTTGTACCACACTACCTGTAGCAGCACTTTGTACTTCAAATAAAGCATTAGGATCGTCAACTACGAAAGCCACCGCGTCAGCAGATGCAGTTGTTGTCGGCCAGTGAGATGAATAAATCACATCTCCGGCTGAGTCAGTGTATCTGCATCCCTGAAAGACTCCCAATAATAAATCGCCAGCAGCAGCGACAGCTATGCCACCTGTGTTGACCATTTTTACTGGATCGCCTGTAAAGATACTTCCGGTTGTACCTGTAAGAATATCGTACTCAGTTGTGCCTGTGCTATTAGAAGCACTTCCAAGTTTTCCTATAGGTCTTAAACCGAATTTAGCATTTATATTTGCCATAATAGTTTCCTAGTTAATATTTATTCTAGAAATAGTAATTACTTACCACTTCCACCAAAAGTAACCTTTGATGACATTTTACTTGAAATTGGCATCGAAGGATTCTCTTCACGCATTAGGTCGTTCTCTACGGCAGTCATTTGGTTTTGAGTTTGTTGTTCAAAGAAATCATTCCTTTGATCTGCGATATTTTTATCAATTTTGCACAGTATCAACCCACCCACTCCTATAACTCCAGCATGTCGACCGTCATCGACTGTAGGCAAATCATGGAATCCCGGAAGTTCATCTGGTCTAACTGGCTCGAATCCTTCACGAAATCTTTTTGAGACATTCGTTTTGTCATCTTGTCCTAGTATAGACTCTCTAATCCAACGATAAGTTAAACCTTGAGATTCAGCTAATTCAATAGCCTCGTCTGGAAGTTCTAAAGCAGAAGGCATTTTCCAGACTTTTGGTCTGTCATCTTTTGCTCTAGTGTCGGAACTTCTTGAAGCTCTAACATCTTCTTCTTTAACTACGTTTTCTTTTACTTCTGTTGTCATGATCTTTCTAACCTCGCTTTTTGTATTGCGTAATCTTTAAATGACACTCCAAGCTTCTTAGCTAGTGCTTGTTCGCTCGGTGTCAACTCGATACGATTTTGTTTGCGTCCTGTCGATGTATTGCGTGTGGCTGAAGCGACTGTTTGGACGGGTTTCTTGTCCGCTTCCACGTTAAATTTATGAGGCAACTCTTGCTGCACTCTGCTATTTAATTCAGTGTAGTACTCATCAGACTCAGTGTCAAAGCCTTCATTTTCTAATTGATTATGAACTGCAAAGGCAACTGAGGTAGCAACTTGGTCTTTTCCAAACCAAGTATTTTGTTTAGCCCATGTCTGAGCTTTGTCTGATGGTTCATCATATTGCTCAACAGGTTGTTGTTGAGTTTGATATTCTTGTTGGTTTTGAACCTGTTCGTTATAGGCTGCTTCTTGTTCTTCGTATCTTTTTTGATCTTGCCTATATTGTTCAAGTCTAGCTTTATCTGAAGTGGCCATTGTTAGGGCTTCAGTTGCATTAGCTATTGCCTCTGGATCCTGGGACTCAGAAGCTTGCCTTAAAGCTTGTCTTGCTAAAGTTATTTGAGATTCAACACGATTAGTGAATTCATCTCCATAACTTGATTGAAAAGATTTTTGAGACTGTCTTAATTGCTCATTCTGATCTTTAAGATCTTTAGCATATTGAACAGCCATTAACTCTCTTCTTTGAAACTCTTTAGCTTGAGCTACTGCTTTGTTGATTCTGTTTTGTGCAAGAGAAGCTCTTTTCTCTATATCTGATTGATCTTTTGCTTTTTCTTCTACTTGAGGAGAAACTTCAAAATCTTCTTTAATTTGATCATCAGTAACTGGAGTAACTTCATTGTTCTGATCTAAAACAATATCAACTGCATTGTCTTGAACCTCATCTTCTACTCTTCTATGTTCTGGTACTGCTGCTTTTTCTATCTTCTCATCTGTGATTTCTATATCAATGCTTTCTACTTCTTCAATGTTTTGCGCTTCTTCTGCCATTATTTACTCCTATAAAGATTTAATATCGTCCGGGTCTAATATGGTAGCTATGACTTCGTCATCGTTAATGATTCTAACCTCATGGTCATCTTCCAATCTAAAACGAGTTCCAGCATATCTGCCTATTAAAATCCAGTCCCCTTTTTTACACCAGGCATCACTGCCAAATTTGTTTTCGTCTTTATAAGATAAAGGTCCAACCTTTAACACATAGCAAATGACTGTAGATAAAGCTTCTCTATCTACGGTTTCTTTTACTAATTGAATGCCAGCTTCTGTAACTCCCTTGCCTTTATAAGGCAACACCAACAAACGCCATCCTGATGGATTGGGCATTCTGTCTAGTAGGGATTTATTAAGTAGCTCTGGATCGAGGACTTTCTCTTCTTGGCTTACAAAGGCTTTATCTAATTCAGATGACTGTTCTAGATTCTTTTCTGCAAGCTTTTCTTTATGTTTTTCAAATTCTGTTTTTGCGACTTTTTCATTCATCGATATCATCCATATGCAGCGTTTCTTGTAAATCTTGTATGAGTGAGCGAATCGCCGACAACTCTCCCATAAGGTATTTGTAATCTTCCATCGATTTTATATTGCCACCAGCAATTATGTCAACCGCGTTCTGTTCTCTTTGTCTTAAAGTCTTGAATAAATATTCTGCTAAATTTACAGCGTCCATTGGCTCTCTCCTGCCTATGTTGGTTTATCTCTCCCTAGGATTTACTCGCATACGGGGTCTCGTTAAGCTTGGTCTACTGCCAAGCGTTGGGAGTGTGGGAAGTGTTAAAGATGGTAATGATGGTATAGAAGGCATAGCTTGAGGTGCTATTGGTTGAGGTAAAGATACTTGAGGAACACTAACTTGAGGTATCATTTTAGCTGGTACAGAAGCTGGTATTGGTGCTGGTGCTTGTGGTATTTGAGGTATGATTCCAGCTTCAATAAGACTAGCATTAACGGCTTCCATATCAATGTCAGGTATTTTTACTGTTTGACCACTAGGTAACGTAATAGGTTTCATGGGAGATGGCATTGGTAACAAACTATCAGGCATAACTTGAGACTTTGCTTCACCTAAATCTGGTGTTGCTACAGGATCTTTTACAGCTGGAGCTACAGGAGCGGGTGCTGCTACAGTTGGTGCTGGAGCCGGTGTAGTAATAGGTGTTCTTTTTGGTGTTGTGTCTACATTTCCTCTATCTTCAAAAGTCATGAACTTTTCTTTAGCTTCGTTTGCTTCTTCTTTATTTAGATAAGTATAAGGTTTAGCTGAATCAGGTACTCTGCTCCAACCTTCAGTAGTACTACCACCTTTACCAGTAGTAGGATCAAACCAATGGAATGTCATTGAGTTTATGTATTCACCGCCCAATGCTCTACTACCTAGATCACTATAAGCAAAAGGATCATACTCTGGTTGTGGTGTAGGTACTGGCATTGGCATAACTGGTTGAGTAGTTATTGGTCCCGGATCAATAACAGGCTCTTTAATCGGTTGTTCTATGGGCACTCTAGGTGGTGCAGGTTGAGCCATTTCAGGAGGAGGCGTGGGACTAGGCATAGGCATTATCGGTCTTTCATATGGCCTTCTAAAATTATCTCCTATAGGATCTGGTCTTCTGTCAGTAGGCATGAAAGCTTGTTCTGGTTGAACAGGAGCTTGATAGCCTTCAGGTGTAAAGAATGCTGGACCACCTACGACTAGACTGGGTCTAGGTTGCATAGGCTGTGGAGGTGCTGGCATTCTTCTTACGTCTTCAAAACCTCCCACTGATTGGTCTTGTACGCCAGGTGCTACAGGAGGTGTTGCCATTAATAGATTCCGCTAAACTTAGTTCCTCTCAAGGCAGCTCCACCGCCACGAGACTTTCCAGCCCCAAATGGTTTAGGTGCGCTTCCGTTAGCGACTTCTTCTGGTCCTGAGTAATTAACAGTACCTTGGTCTTTGATAGTAACGCTTGATTTAACGCCTTTTACTTTTTCCATTTTTATTACCTCTTTTATTTTTTGACCTTCTTGCCTCTTCAAGGGCTATAGCAATGGCAGTCTTTGGTTTCTTTCCACTGCGAGTCAATTCACTTATGTTAGCAGATATTGTCTTCTTGCTACTACCTTTTTTTAAGGGCATTACTTTTTCTTTTTAATAACCTTTACCTTTGGTTTGGTTACCTTGGCCTTAGTCTTAGAGACGGCTTTAGGCTTTTTGGCTGCAGTTTTCTTTTTGGGTTTGCTTTCTTTAACGACTTTCGCGAGTATTTCGTTAGCTTCTTTGTCGGCTTCTTTCGCGATTTTGTCGATGTCGATATTTGCATTCTCATTGACGCTCGGTTGATTGGCATTGATCCTTTGCTCCTCTTCTAACTTTAATTGTTTCTTTTGCATTTCTGCTTGTTCTTTTCTTAATGAACTCATCTGTTACCTCTCATAATATCCATTGCTTTAAATTGTGCAGCCTGGTCTATTCTTTCTTTCGCTATATCGTCTTTCATAAGAGCAATATCCTTTTGAATACCCAAACGCTGTTCTGCCAAATCATTGTTTTCCATAGCCCTCATAGCATCAAACTGTTGTTTCTGAGCAAACTCTTCACGCTTGCGCTGTACATCATCAGCTTTGATATCTAGTTCTTTTCCTCTCAACTCAACCAAAGGGTCTGGCTGTGGTGGAGGTGGCATAAACATAGCGTTAATTTGTTCTGTTAATTGTGAAACGACTGCTGCTATATCTT